GGAAACCGTAACACGCGCCATTTATCGGCCTGCTCATGGAGTAAGCGACCACATAAATCATCTTCATGCCAGCGCGTATTGATGATAATAATTGTCCCGCCTTCCCATAACCGCGTGCGAAAAGTCCCTTTATACCAATTCCAAACCATGTCCCGTTGCGACTGCCGATAGGCCATTTCCCATGACGAAAAGGGGTCATCAATGATGGCGAGGCGCGCCCCATGCCCCGTGATAGGCCCGCCCACGCCAACGGCTAAAAGGCTGCCCCGATAGCCCTTGAGTTTCCAGCGTTGGACGGAACGGTTTTGCCATTGCGTTTTGACCGTCCTGAAGACGCGGCTATAGGCTTCACTCTCCACGAGGGCGCGAGCTTCGCGGCTGTGGGTTTCGGCGAGGGTTGCGCCGTAGCTGGCTAAAATGACGGGTTGATGGGGATGGTGGCCGAGCCAAAACGCGGGCAAGTGAACGGCAGTGAGTTGGCTTTTGCCGTGTTGGGGTGGGGCAAAAATCATGAGCCGTTGGGTTTGACCTGCGACTACTTGGTCAAGTTCATCGGCGACGCGGTAATGGAAACTTTCAGGGAGATACGAGGGGAGGGTATAGCGAGTAAAGTCAATCAGGTTATAACGCGCTGAGACGCGTTGACCTAGCTCCTGCCCTTGTGGGTCAAGGGTGAGGGATTCAGCTAGCCGTTCTTTGAGCCGTTGCTTAAAGAGGGCGAGGGCGTGCGGGTGTTGTTGCACCCATTGGGGAAACCAGGCGGGGTAATCAATCAGGCATTTTCCTTAGCGGCTTTGCGTCATGGCGTTGAAATTTTAACGCAGAGTCGCTAGGGGCAAAGAAGTTTAATCAGGATTTATTTGTTGCAAAAGTTGGGCGGCGAGGCCGTCAATCAGGCTATCAAACTGCTCTGGCGATACGCCTTCGGGCAGAATTTCATCTAAATTCAGGTTGATTTGTTGAATGTCCGTTTCGGTATGTGTCGCCAAGCGTGCCAGCTTATCGGCGGTCTGCACCATACGGGGAATGGTATCGGCTGTCCAATGCATGGGAATGATGATGGTTTTGCCGTCCTTTGTTTTGGTTTGGACTAACGGGAAATTACTCATTTGTTGGGCAATGTTAAACAAGTGCGTTGCCATTGTCCAGGACTTTTCTTCCCATTCCAATTGCCGCTGCTGCCGCTTTTGGAGTAAAGCAATTTGGTTCTGCTTTTCATACTCGGCGATTCTGGCTTGCCACATGAAGGCGGCTGACCACTGCTCTAAGGTGGAGAGGTGAATCGTAGGCGGCTTTTCCCCTTTGGCCTGTTGATATTTCTCCGCCAACAATCGCAAGCTGCGCCCCGCACCGAGCAGGGCGTAATCATTCAGGGCAATGTTGGCCTTAAGGCTTTCGCCGTCAATTCTCGCTAAGGGAGTCATGGGAATTAGAAGTGAAAAGTGAGAAATAAGAAATGAGAAACGGGTTCTTACTTCTTATTTCTCACTTCTTATTTCTAATTTTAATCGTTGGCTAAAAGCTGCTTTGGCCTCACCACTGAGACCCATTCTGGATTCGTCAGGGTAGGGCAATTCCATTTCAAATTCAAGGCTCTCGGCTAAGGCGGCGGGGATAACGGGCTTGGGATTCCAAGCAATCGCCGTGACCACATTGCCCAAGTAATAGTCCACCCGCACCTCATCAAAGAAGAGGGCAAAGAGGTCATAAAACTCTTGGAGTGAGTGAAACTTTTGCGCTTTGGGTGAGCCAGTGGTTAGGTCGCCCAGCTTCACCCCTTCTTCATACGCCAACGCAAAACCATGCGCCTTGCCTGTGGTGTGATTCAGTACGCCCCGCCCCAAATAATGTTGCCAACCCGCCTGCGTATCGGCGTTGGCACTGCCATAAACCTTGCAGCCCTCATTGCATAGGGCCGCTAAAATGCGAATGACGTGGACGCGGTCTTCATAAAATGGTACGGAGTTTAGAACAGCCGAGATAAAAATACTGCTCCACTGCTTGCCAATGGCAACGGCCTGTAAAAATTCCCGATTCAGTTCAAGGCTAGCCGCTTTGTTAATTTTATCGCCGTCTTCAGCCTTCATGTGATACGGCTCAAACGCGTCAGCCTCAATCCCAAAGCGGCGCAGGTTTTTGACCTCTTTTAATCGCCCCGCGCCAAAATCTAAAACGCAAGTGCCATGCTGTTTTTCCCACGCCTTGCGCTGAATTAAGTTATCTAGCTTGAAAGTATTGGGGTGTTGTTGCGGATGCACCACAAAGGTAAAGCCATAGCCGAGATGATTGTTGGGTACAACGACCCGCGCCCGTCTAAAAGAGTTATGGCGCAGATAATCACCGTAACGGGCTTTAATGTCAAAGTCCATACTCAGCCAATTAAGCATGGCATGAGCAAACTGCGCCTGTAGCTCTGAGATAACAATAACCTCCACCTGCTTGGCCTCATTCTCGGCCCAATATTGCAGCCGTCCAATGCCATTGACTACCTTATATGACGGCGTGATGACCAACGGCATGATAATGCCCTTGCCCCGCATGACGGAGGCCATATTGCTGGCATATTGCACCCATTGGCCGCGATTGGCCTGTAAGAGGGGCTTAATATCCATCATTTGGGTGTGCAAGCAGGGGTAAAATTCAGGCGTGTCAGGTTGCAGGTCGGGCAATTGCGCCGCTAGATTAAAGATGTCACTGCTTTGCAGATTGGCGGTCAATTGCTGCGAGGTATCTTGCACATCCATGTCATTCGTGCCGCGATTGAACATGATGTTGATGGCCTTGCGCTCATTGAGGATAATTTCCTGATTAAAGAAACATATCGGGATTTGTTGCGCGCCCATGCGGGTGCTGACGTGGTGGCGTTGGTGGCCGCTAAGTAGTTCGCCATTCTTATCGGCATAGAGGGGCAGTAAAAAGCCAAGTTTGCGGAGGGACAGTTCAATCAAATCCAAGCGCATGGGGTCAGCTTGGCGCGGGTTGTAGGTGGAGGGTTTGACCGATTCAACGGGGTAAAGTTTAGGTGGGGCTATTTTCATTGTCTGAGACCCTCACCCTAACCCTCTCCCAGGAGGAGAGGGGATTTTGTTCCTTCTCCCTCTGGGGGAGGGGCAGGGGTGAGGGCGAGTCCTATTCGACGTAATATTTCTTGCTTAATGGCCTTTTCGCTAAAGCCTACTTCTTGGCGTAAATTCTCTAGCCATTCAAAATAGACGGCGCGCTCCACCTTGAATACAAAATTAGGGCCGATAATGGCGGTGGTATCGGCCTCCTCGATGTCATCGGCGATAACCTTTTTATTGACCTTTGCCAAATCATCCGCCCCATAACCCCATTCTTTCTGCGCCGATTCGCTGTCCATGTCCGCTAACAGCAGTGACAAACTGTCACCGTCAAGGCTAACGGGTAGGGCGTTGGCCTCCTGTAGATTGCCGAGCAGGGTATCATAGCGTTTGCGGTCATAGATAACGGCCACTTCAACGGCGGATAAACCCGCACCCGCCAGGGTTAGATTGTTGGCATCAACGGCGAAGGCTTCAGCTTCCGTTTGATTGGCTAAGTCGTTGCCAAATAGAATCGGCACGAGCCATGCGCCCTGCTCATCAACAGTTATGCCGTTGGGTGGTGCGCTCTTTTCGGCACACAATTCTTGCAGAGCTTCCAGCCGTCCATTGCCGCCGATAATCCCGCCATCACCTGCGGCGGAGGGGATGGCCGCGTCAAATTTGGGCGGGTCTTGGAAACCATAACGGGTTAAGGCCGCTTTGATTTTGGGTAAGTCATGCTTTTTGGGGTTCTGTTGCCATTGCCAAGCCATCGCTTGGGTCAGGGGAATATATTTGAGTTCTAACATTTCACCGCCACCCACCCCGCAAAATTCATCCACCGCCAAAAGCAATCAATCTGCTTAAAGCCTGTTTGCGCCAACAATTGCTCATTCCAATCAGCCGTTACGGGAACTAACACACCCTCCAAACTGAGCCGCTTACGCTTAATTTGCTCTTGGCTATAACCGTTATCGGCCTTAAGGCCGTAATACAACTCCACCATGAGCGCGTCTAAATCCGCCGTTGCGCCCAACACTTTCTCCACCAAAATGAGCGCGCCGTTAGGGAGCAGGTGGTCATAGATATTTTTGAGGATTTTTTGACGGTATTCAATCGGGGTAAATTGCAATGTCAAAATAGAGAGGGTCACACTGGCCGCAGCAGGGGGATAATAGGTGCGTAAATCTTCTTGTTTGATTTGCACAATGCCCGTATCAATATAACCCTTAAATCGTTGGCGCGCCGCTTCCGCCATTGGCGGGGAGGTTTCTACGCCGATGAAGTGGTTATGCACGCCAAATCTTTCGACCAACGGGGCCATGGCCTCACCCCGACTACAGCCTAAATCAATGATACATGAGTCAGGTTGACGGTAGCGGTTGGCTAGGCTATAACATGCGTGGCGCATCGTTTCGTATTGGGGAATAGAACGAGCTAACATATCGTCAAAGACAGTGGCGACTTCATCATTGAATTGCCATTGGCCGTGGGGCATGGTTTGGTCATGGGGTGGCATGGAGTTTCTCCTCAACCGCCAAAATGCCCAGACGCGTTTTTAGCTCCGTGATGACGGCCTCTTTATCAAAATTAAGTTGTTGGCTTAGGGCTTCTGCCCACGCGAGATAGGCGGGCAAGGGGATTTTTTGGACGTACATGCCGATGGTAACGCGGGTGTGCGTTTTTTCGGCTTTATTGCCCTGCTCACCAAATATCATCTTGAGCAAGAGCGCAACATCGGCGGATTGAACAGTGACGGGGAGTTGTTCGGTCTGATTTAATTCAACGAGTAATTTAACATAATCACCCTCATGCCAAATTTGGCTGGTGTAGACGGCAGAGAAACCACCGCCACTTAGCACCAAATTGTTATGGTCAAGGGCGAAGGCTTCGGCAGCGGCTTGGCTGGCCAGGTCGTTGCCAAAGAGAATTGGCACGGCCCACGCTCCGTTTTCATCAACGGCAATGCCTTTGGGTGGAGCTTCGCCGTCACTATGCATGAGACGCAACGCATCAATGCGTCCATTGCCAAAGACTAGCCCGCCGAGCGTGCCGTCAAATTTGGGCAATAACTGAAAGCCATATCGCCGTAAAGAGGCGATAATCCCTGGCAAATCGTGCTTTTTGGGGTTGCGTTCCCATTGCTGAATGTCAGCTAAGGGAAGGTATTGGATTTTTAGGGTCATTACGTAATCCTGATAGTTTTTAGGGCAAAAAACACGGGGGAAATTATAGCACGTTGCTAATTGTTTGAATATAGGATATTTGGGCTAATTTTTTAGCGGTCAGTCGGTCAGCTAGTCAGGGTGTCAGCTTGTAAGTTTTTGCTGATAGTTGACTAGCTGACTAGCTGACTAGCTGACTGACTGAAAGACTAATGATAGATTACAACCAACGCGCCATTGCGCTTAATGAGAATA